GTAGTGGACGCAGCACTTGCGGCAGCAAAGGTTGAATATACAGCGGCAGTTGTGGTAGCAGTGCCATTCGGATCAACAAAACAATATCCGGTTTTATACAATGAATATGGATCATTGTAAAAATACCATCTAGCAGGAATATTACCACTTGGTTGAATGGTCCCTGAAAGATTTCCGGTAGTAACAGTTGCATCACCAAAATAATTCCATATACAGCCACCATCAACAATTCCTTGTGTGGTGCCGGTAGGACCACCGGAACTTGCACTTGTGCCAGATGTGGTAGAAGTGGATAACACATAATATCTGTTATTATTTCTGACCATTACATTACCACATGTAGTGTAATACGGGTTAGTATTTGTATAAGTTGTGTTAGGCGTCCAGTTTGCACCATCGGCCAGAACTCTGGTCTTATAACTTCTTCCCAACCATGGAAAAAATTCAGCTTCCACAAAACAATCACCAGCAGGAAGCGATGAAGTGTTTATTGTAGCAGCATAACACTCAACTGCATTCCCGCCCGGCGAAGAAGTTGTGATAGCAGTAGATAATGATGATGTAAGCGTGGTCACAGTAACACTTGTGGTTTCTGCAGCATCTTTTGCGGTGAACTTAACCCCCGCAATCATCTGTCCTTTGCCTGCCAATAACCCCCAACTGTGGTCTACTTGTGCTTCAATGTAAACAGAACCAACATACAATTGGTGCGGTGGTGTGAGATATGCCGGTTGCACAGACTCATATGTTATGGTACTATTGTTTATTACGGAGATTTTATTATGTAGTGGATTGCTTTTTAACGAGCCAACTTGATATACTTTCCCGCCCATAGAGACACCAATTATCTCTGACCCATCATAGATTGGCATATCAAGCATTGCATAAACGTATACGTCAGAATCTACCTCGGCATCGACATAGGTGGTATACGATGTTTCGAGTTGAAAAGGATTAACAGATGGGGCATACCAACATTCCCATATAACTCCACCGTCACTTTGTGTTTGTCCAGTCGTATTAATTACTGGAGGAATTGATCCTCTTGTCCCTCCATTAACAGTATAATACCAATTTGGAAATGGAGACGTAACGGACATGGTACCACTTGCTGTTGTTAATGATAGTGTTGGTCCTGGTGTAGACCCGTTTAGTGTGGTGGACACACTAAAGGCATTGTTCAAGGTGTCAATTGCGCTGATATAATATCTTGTGGCACTGCTGACACCACCAAATGCAGTGCCATTAAATTGCATCGCAAGACCAACGAAATAGTTACTAACCGATCCAGCAGTGACATAAAATTTATTAGTTGAACTGCTGCTACTAGTAACCGTTAATGTAATTGGGATAGATACTGGATAAGTAAGCATTATGCCTGTTCCAGTAGTTAAAGATAATGTTGGTCCATTTAATGTGGTAGACACGCTGAATGCATTATTAACGGTATCAATGGCACTAACATAATATACACCACCGCTAACTCCTCCAAAAGCATTGCCAATAAATTGTAAAACATTACCGACAGATAATCCACTAACTGAACCCGATGTCACGTAATATTGGTTAGTTGTACTACTGCTACTTGTTATTGTTAACTGAGGCAAGGAAGCTGGAGACGCTATCGGAGTGGGCATATTAGTGCAAAATGTTCTTGGTGGAACTTGACTGGGTAACTGCCCCCATGGTGTGGGTGTTGGGATTTTTAATGGTAAAGTTCCATTAACAACACGCGAGACTGTGGTTGGGTTTAGATTTGCATCATAACCTGGGTCTTCCACAGTGATAGAAAGTGATGATACAGCAGGAACTGGGTCTATAGGAACAACAGGATTTGCTGCAAGATTTGGAGTTGGGTCACGGCGCGGCAATCCGGAAAAACGCAATCGTACACAACAGCCGCTGACATTTGGTGAAAATATAGTATCATTTGCAACTGGACCTCCCACAACCGCCAGTTCAACAAGATTGCCGGTTGGGAAGTTTTTTGATAATAAAGGAGCGTTGTGTGATGTAGGAACACTCATGTATCAATCCTTCAATGTAACTAGAGAAACCGTAATATCAGATGTGCTTGCAAAAGTTGGCGTTCCTGTGGTGACAAGAACACCATAAAGGTTAGCAGTTGATGAGACTACGGCAGCACCAAGACCATCAAGTTCATAAACGGTCGCACCACCAAGTCCAGTGTCTGGCGATGTTAAGAAGAATGGACCAAACGCATTTGGAACATCTGCGGAATTGATCGCAGGTGTCGTTTTATCCGCCCATGAACTGTTGGACGGATTCGTTTTAAACAAATACAATTTAAAGCCGGAAGTTTGCGCTGATAAACATTGAATGCGTATAGATTGCACTACACCACTGTGAGCAGCATCAAAAACGTTTGAAAAAGTCAACAGACCCCCAACTTCATTGCCGGTAACATATGGTGCACTGGCGGTTATGGTAGGTGTTACGGTAACCAAAGAGGTTCTTCCAAGAACTGAACCGATGATGTTTGCACCGGCAGCTAACGCAACGTTGCCCGATACAGCCTGTGTTGATGGGAAGTTACTTACGGACACGGACCCAATTGCATTTGAACCCGTAGCGAGAACAACATTACCTGACACAACTTGTGTTGATGGGAAGTTGCTTACTGATACAGAACCAATCGCATTTGAACCCGTAGCGAGAACAACATTACCTGACACAACTTGTGTTGATGGGAAATTATTTACAGTAACGGTTCCGATTGCGTTTGAGCCAGCAGCCAACCCGACATTACCTGACACAACTTGTGTTGATGGGAAATTATTTACAGTAACGGTTCCGATTGCGTTTGAGCCAGCAGCCAACCCGACATTACCTGACACAACTTGTGTTGATGGGAAGTTGCTTACTGATACTGAGCCAATCGCATTTGAACCCGTAGCGAGAACAACATTACCTGACACAACTTGTGTTGATGGGAAGTTGCTTACTGATACTGAGCCAATTGCGTTTGAGCCAGCAGCCAACCCGACATTACCTGACACAACTTGTGTTGATGGGAAGTTGCTTACTGATACTGAGCCAATTGCGTTTGAGCCAGTTGGTAGAGAAGTAATGACGGACACGTTTGATGTTCCAGCGAGTACTACGGGGACGTTAGATTGGTCAAATGCAATGGTAACGGGGAGTGAACCACTTGATAATGCTTGTCCGGTCTGTGGTATAACTGGGATAATTTGTATAACGCCATTTGCGTCTTTTACTGCAATAGTAGTGATCATTTTTAAAAATCCTTTAACATATTTATCATATTATATTATATCAATGCGATGTAATAGCTGTTATTTGCTACAGAAAAATCTAGAGATGGGCTAGTATTTCCGCTGTTACCATAAACTGTTGCTTCAAGTGCTGCGACCCTAACAGTTAATGCATTAATTCGCCCCTGTAATAGAAACAGTGTGTCATTATTCGCATCTGCACCATCAATAAGCGCATTGATTGCGTTATTAATGGCTGTTCCTTGGATGGCAGTAATGGTTGATACATTGTTTGCTGTTGATATGCTAACGCCATCTCCCGCACTGACACTTAGTCCAGATGCCCATGATAAAGAGCCATTACCATTAGTCTGTAAATATTGACCATTTGAGCCACCGGTAATAATAATATTACCAGTTGGGCCAAAATTTGAGTTACCTCGTACAGTCAATGAAGTTAAATTGCCAACAGAAGTTATATTTGGTTGTGATGGGCCGGTGACTGTTATTGCGGTGCCAGCCGTAGTAGCATTGCCAGCAGAAGTGGCAACGCCATTTAATGTCCCAATAAATGTACTTGCGATTAATGCACCATTTGCCAAATTTGCACTAATACCGGAATTTGCCGACAATGCATAATTTCCGGATGAACTGCTTGGTGAAAACGTAGGGTAATATATCCCAGTTGCCCGTGAAGTTACGGCGGTATTGATAGAATTATTTGCAGTCGTAGCCAATGTTGCGGTGCCACTCAGCGCACCAACAAAAATGTTTGCATTTAATGCACCACTTGTCAAGTTTGCACTGATGCCAGAATTGGTAATGGCTCCATAATAGCCATTTGCGGAGGATGAAATAAATGCGGGATATACCAAACCGGACAATGATGAGTTGGCCAAAAATGAATTTGTCGTGCTTGAATTATTCACAGTACCTACGACATTAGCACCATTTAATGACGAAAGCGATATGCCATTGCCAACAAGATTGCCGGTTAAATATGAACCGTTGATATTGCCCGAAACCATTAATGACGTTAATGTTCCAACTGATGTAATATTTGGTTGAGCATTTGTGGTTATAGTTCCGGTTATTAGATTCCCCAACACAACACCAGTAGGAGCAACAATGTTTCCCCCATTGATGTTGCCGCTAGATATCAAATACGTTAATGTGCCAACCGATGTAATATTGGGTTGTGCACTGGCTGTTACTGTTACCGCTGTGTTTGCAGTAGATGCATTTGCGACTGATCCCGCACTTACAGCATATGTTGCGTTTGCTACGGCGCCGATAACACTTGTTCCTGAAATATTAGCGGATATTGTTCCGATAATACTATTGCCAAGTATATTGGTTAAACCGGCACCATTTCCGGACATGTTACCGGAAATATTATTAGCAGTGATATTTCCAGTGACCCTTAAAATATTGGTAACTTGGTTATATGTCAATCCAGCCGAACCACCAAATGAGCCAAGATTGTTAAATTGTATTTGTGTATTTGACCCACCGGGAGTTCCTCCACCCCCATTACCGCCACCACTGGCAGAAATAACAATATCACCTGTGGCAGTACTTATAGATATGTTTTGACCAGCAATAAGGCTTGTCACTCCGGTGTTGGTAATTGTAACCTGCCCTGTTATAGGGTCATTAGTTATTCCAATTCCAGCACCATTAGCAAGTGTGCTATATGAAAGCGCACAAGCAAACAAATTGTTAAAATTCTGTTGCGTTTTGTTAAACGCAGTATACAATGAATCGCTACCTATAGACTCATTAGGTAAGCCAATATCTATGTTTTGTTGTCCAGTAATCATCGTGAATCCTTATCATGTATTTATCAATAAGGATTAAGAATTATTGAGTGCTTCCCACTTTTTAGCCATAGCATCAACAAACTCAATGAGTGTATTCAACTTGTTTTGCTTCATATAGTTGATGATCTTGATTGCGTTTTTTCTATCAGGACCAGAATCTGGTTTTCTGGCGTTAGATAAATCAGTTGCTAATCCTTGCGCCGTTTCTTTTTGATAGTAATTACTATCAAGATTGCGAATAATGTCTTTTGCTTTTGAACTTAGTTGAGAACGATCTGTTGCCTGCATCACTTCAAGCCAAGGAATAAGCCACCCACGATGTCTTCTATACGTTCTCCCAAACTCCTTTTTTCCGGTTAAATTAGTAACTGGTGATGTTTTAGACGTATCCAGATTTCTCCATGCTGATTCATCATTGTAATAATAGGCAGCGATTCCGCGTTTTTTGGCATCTAATAATGACATTCTGGCTAATGCTTTACTGTTTGGATCAGCATCTTCTTTAACTAATATATGAACAGCAGTTACACCACCAATAGGCAATGATGCATCTTTACTGAACAGTCTATCTTCAGCTTCGTGTCTTCTATTGCCAGATTTTGCAGGATCACGGTTTACCCAATAATCAACGGGTTTTGATGGGTAATTATTATTATAGTAGTTACCATTCAGAACAAATAATACGGCAGCCTGACTGAGATATTCGTGATAGCCTCCTCTTGGGGTGCGCGCGGTACTTAAAAAATAATGATATCCCTTTGGTGCGTATTGCTGCTCAATACTACCCATTGAACTACTCAATTGGAACTCACCAGATGATAAAATTTTAGCTGCTGCATGTATATTGGTATAGTGATAAACAATTCTGCTTAGAGTTTCATCAAGCTGCTGACTTTCGTTAGTCGGTTCCCACTTCATGTTTTTTGACTTGCCGATGTGCTGAAATCCGTATTTTTTATAGAACTTAATCAGTTTTGCTTGTGACACTGCACCCTTGTCCCATAGGAATAGGGTAAGAGCGATTCCATCTTGTTGTGCCAAATCTTGTAAAATTCTTATTGCTTTTGATCCAGCACCAGTTCGTAATGGAGTTGCCTGAATCCATTTTAATTCTACTTTGTTTCCCTGTTTAGGGGTAAGTTCAAACTGCACAATCTGCATGTCATCGCCTTCACCAAAGGTCATTAAACGATTGTTGCGACTCAACGGACTTTCCGGGAACTTTTCATAAACTTTAGCCACCCATTCTTTGGTTTTCTCGGATGGTCCGAAGCCGCTAAGTTTAATTGGTTCTTCCGTTATAAACTCGGATGCTCTCACTACCTAATCCTTTTTCACATTACAAAAATTTTACCGACAGAATTTGACAAGACATTATCAAACATATCTTCCATATCATTTGCCAACAGAGTAGTTGCTTCTATTCTATCATACTCATCGTTATATTCAGGTTTAAGATTTAGATATTTGCTTGGGTTGCCCCAATTTTGTCGCCCATAACCCAAATTGGTCGGCAAAGGGTTTAATACAACTTGTCCGGTTCCTAAATATTGAGCAAATAATTCATACAAAAATTCATAGGGGCGTTTAATTTGACTCGTGCGACTACTGCGCTGAGTTCCAATAGCATTAAACAGGGCGTTATATTCTGGTGACATGTCCCATTTAATTATTGAGCGATTTGAAAAGCTATTTCTTTGGGGAAGTTTTCCATAATATTGTTCAAGCACGTTATTAACAGAACTAAAGAAGTGTGTTTCGGCTTCACCCCACAGACTCCACTTTCCATAGTTTCCTGCTTGAATAGCGTGACCGAATCTATGTGCCATCATCCATGGGGTTAACATTACTTTTTCGGCACCTTTATTGCCTACAAATATTATGGTAATAGCATCTTCGCTCCCATCTAAGATTGGTTGCGCTTGCCCGCCAAACATCTTTTCCAATTGCTCAGGAGTTACTTCTCCAGTTTCAGCATATTTACCGGTTCCGGGAATATTACTAAAGAATAATCTGAAATTATAAGGGGTCTTTTCAAAAAATTTCACCGCTTTTAATTCATTTTTTGCCCAACTTAGTATATTGTTGCAACGCCATTTCATCTAAATTCGTATTCTCTTCAAGATTTGCTGTAGACATTTTCCATTTATCGGGCATCGCAAGTTGGGCAGCAAGAAGAGCGTTATCTGCGTCTCTTTTGGTATTGAAAAATAGTGTTGTAATATAATCCAATTCTCCACCAAATCCTCTATCATGAAATGTTTCATCAGGGAAAGATGAACCATCTGCAAATAATATCCATTCAATATTATCGTCGTCATCATAGTGTATGTCTGTTATTTCTTTAGGTGATCGGTGTCCCCTAACTTCCAATACCTCATCACCGGGATATGGCCAGAATTGCAAAACGCTCACATTAGCGCCGATGGAAATTTTAACCTTATTTCTATGATCTATGTTCTTAAGGTATTCGGTGAACTGTTTATAATCATCAGCGAATTGGGAACCATTCTCAAGAATCATACCCCCATGGCGAATAAGCGTAACTGCTGCATCAACTCGGTGTGGATACCATTTTCCATCTTTTTTGAAATATTCTTCAAGTGCTTCGCTTAATAAAGCTCTATCATAATTTGCTGGACGAGCAAATTTCCACTGCGATTCTTTAATAAAATCACTTTTGTTCTTCAAAAATATTTCTGAAATTTTCATACAAATTTCCCTGATTTTCCTGTTTCCAGTTTCTAACTGTGTAAATTTGCGTTGATTTTTATTCTGTGTTGGGTCAATATAACCACAGTATACTTTTTTGACAGGACTTTGATTGATTAAGTCAGTACAACTCTTACTGTATCTGTTACCCATTACATCATTACATGGGCTTAGTGTAGTGACGATGATACTTCCTTCTGGCACTTCACCATATTTGGATTGATATTTACTCAATGCTTGACGTTCAGCATGAATCCACTTGTCACCTGACTTGGTGCTTATTCCAGTGACAATATTGTTCTTGGGATCAAGAACGGCTGCGCCAACAAGACCTTCTTTTTGTGGATCATTGTGGTGCTTATCAATCACCATCTCACACAATTTGATAAGGATTTTGTCCAGCCTTTTATAGTTGTGGATTTCAAAATCGGACGTTTTCATTAGCGTATACCCAACTTAGATTGAATGATTGGTCTGAGTTCTTCGGGGACAAAATATAATGCCTCTCCGTCCTGAGTAACCGCTGCCAAACAAATCCGTTCGGTTCTTAGTTTTTCGGGGACATTATATAATGCACCTCCGTCCCGAGTAACTGCTGCCATGCACATTTTTTCAGTTTTCAGTTTTTCGGGGACATATTTTAATGCATATCCGTTCTGAGTAACTGCTGCCATGCACATTCTTTCGGTTTTTAGTTCTTCGGGGACATATTTTAATGCCTCTCCGTTCTGAGTAACTGCTGCCATGCACATTCTTTCGGTTTTTAGTTCTTCGGGGACATATTTTAATGCATATCCAGCCCGAGTAACTGCTGCCATGCACATTCTTTCGGTTTTTAGTTCTTCGGGGACATATTTTAATGCATATCCAGCCCGAGTAACTGCTGCCATGCACATTCTTTCGGTTCTTAGCTCTTTGGGGACATAATATAATGCCTCTCCGTCCTGAGTAATAGCAGCCATACAAATATCTTCATAACCACGTATATTTGGATTAAGACCTTCAATTGCACTGGCATTAGTCATGATTATTTTCTTAAGTAGTTCTGTGTTTTTTGATATGCTATTTGGACATCTCAATAGTAACTTTCCGGCATTATTTGTATCTGCGAACAATGAAAGCAGTTTTGATTCAAAATCAGGCAAATCATGTGGTGCATATATTATTAAGTTTTGATCTTTACGTATTGCTTGTTCCCATGATTCAAGACTTGGGTTGGAAACCAGTAATCTCAAATGTTCTGGCAATAGATTGGCATATTTCTGTTTGATTTTAGGTGATTGGCAACGAAGAATCTCAATAGGAGTGATCTTTATCTGATCAGTGATCAGTTTTGGTTTAACAGAATCAATAAGTTCTAAATCTTTTGCGGACAAGTCAAAGATGCTGAAGTTCATATCTGGAAGATAACCCTGTCCTGTGATACCAGTTATCTTGTCCCAAAGCAACAACTTCATGATTTGTGGGTGATACTTCTCACTTGGTTTAAGATTACCCTTCGCCTTCATTTCTCCAAGAGTTCCATCTGGTTCAAGAA